GGGTAACACAAGCCATAATCTTCTCTCTCTATTTAGTTAATTAATTACCACCTAGCTATATTGTCATATACCGTGTCGTTGTGCAAGTCTTTGCACAAGCATAGTTAGAACAAAAAAGAATATAAGACAGTTTTCTTATAACAACAGGGTCTATATATAATGTGTAAATATGTGTACAACGACACGATATATGCTATTATATGTATGTAGGGTAATTAATCAATTTGAGGAGAGAGTGAGATGGGACAAGCAATAGACATGTTCGGTAACGAGGTCCAGGAAAACCCAGGTCCAGCTGCGAAGATCAAGTTTCAGTTAGAGTTCATGGCCTTTATGATGCAGTGCGGTAGAGACCAGGAGGCCACCGCTGCCTTCAACAAGGCAATGGCCTTGTGTAATGAGATGATAGAAGCTGAAGGGGGTGAGTGATGGACATGTTCTTTAACGAGGTCCAGGAAATCACACAGGCTGTTGATGATGGCGAAACGGTATTTTGGTCAAACGAAAACTACAGGGTTGAATACTGGCCTGTTCACGGTAAGTATTTTGTGGTGTGCGACCGAAACAACAATGCATCTGGATTTGGTCAAGATTATGTCGATAAGTGCTACATCAGCAAGGAGGCAGTGTAATGGGTATGTTAGTTAATGTTTATCGAAACGATCTTGGTGACTGCACCGCAGGCGGTATCAGCGCCACCGCAAAGCAGTTATGTCTCACAAATGTTGAGGGGCCGTTTGAGCCCGACGAAGACAGCCCCGCTGCTGTCTTGGTTATGGCAGAGCCGATAGGTGGCAGCAAGATCTTGAGAATTGAGCCTGAAGATGACGGTGGCAAGTGGACGATGTTTGGTGGAAACTATGCAGCGACCAGCGACAGTCGTTTTAGCGAAAAATGTAGAGAACTTTTAGGCAGCAGCTGGTATGGTGCGGTAGCGATACATGACAGAATCGAGGGCTAATTATGATGTACGTTGGGTATAAATTTAAGATAGATGATGCCGGCATTGACTTCAGCGAGACTGACGGCTGCCACGGAATTAGCATGCCAGCAGGGTACGACGTTGGTGACATATTTACCCTAATTGTAACACCTGAAGGTGGTTTGTTTCTCAAGAAAATTGAACGTGAAGGTGTTCATTGATGGCCGGCAGAGACTGGCCAGATCCTGACTGGCATCACGGCGACCTAGACTGGGTTGACGCTGATGATGATCTGGAGGAGGAGGAGGAGCCAGAAATATTTGTGTTACAATAGATCACCCCCCCTTATTTTGCCCCTTTACTGGGGCTTTTTTTAGCCATACGCTTGGCGTATTCTTCCAGGTTTTCCCCAAACATTTTCTCAAACCACTGGGCCCAGGTTCGTCTGCCGCTCGGCACTATCTGCATTCTGCGTTTCCAGGTCATCCTGGCAGCATAATACTTTTTCTGGGCCGCCCACACATTTTCTTTCGCCAAGTCTTCCTCAGTAAATATCACCGACATCAAACTCCTTAATTCCATCCTGGTTGTATGGCAGGTAAACGCCACTTTCCCTGCAGCTCATTCCTATCGCTAAGGCTTGCTCATTCTTAGCGTCAGCATAAGCTATGGCCTCATCTGACAAGGTGTAGATAGCAAAGGGATAAGGCGCCATCTTCTCCTGGGCCAAGAAGTAAAACTTTGCAGTGGGTAGACCAACCGCTCGGCAACCGGCAATATAATAAGCAGCCTGCTGGTGATACTTGAACGTGTTGATTGCTGACTTAAAACCCCTGGGTGATGCATCTCTGCAGGTCTTTAAATCCCATATGTCAGTGCCGGTGTGCCAGTCTAATTTGCCCTTACACGGCTGTCCCATCCATTCCCAGCAGAGTGTTAGTTCAACACGGTGCTCAGGCTTAGGGATGAAATCTGACACCACCTCGCGCCTTTCCATACACACCTCATACATATCTTGCTTGCAGGGTGTTTTGATTCCCACAGTGGAAAGCCAATCCTGGTACTCATCCTTTCCAACCTTGGTTCGTCGGTCCACATTAGGTTCCAGGGCAAACTCATCATGGAATTTATGATGCTCCAGGAACACAGTGTGTTGGACCCTGCCTTCTAAGAGAGCGGGGGAGTTGTTGAACTTACGATTCTTCCAGGTAAAAGGACATTTAGCAATTGAGGTCAGGTCGTGGGATCTCCACGCTGGTATCGAGTCATAGGTTGGGTAGTCAAGGTCTTCATAAATGCCTACTTTAAAATCCATACTAATCTTCCCTGGGGTCGTCCCCCATTGAGTAACGTAAATACCAAACTGATTTGGCCTTGTCCTGGTTAGCGTCGTTGTACAGCTTTTTGCCGCAGCGCCATTGATACTTAAAGGCTGCAATCTCACTGTAGTCTTGGACCCGCTCCTGGCCAAAGGCTGCCACCATAGCGTCAATACATTCTATGGATGAGTCAGAGTAGTGTGCTGGTGAGTTGACCATATCATGGGCTTCTCCCATCTCTACATCTATCGTGCTTGGCTGCAAATTTGCCAGCTCATAGGACCAGTGTTGGTCAACCTGGCTTGCGGTTAGCTTCTTGTAGCTGCCTATCCTGACTTCATCTCCAGCCATTGCCCTGGTCCAAACACCAGGACTGACGCCCAGGTGCTCTGCCATCGATGTATTACTCAGGCCATTAGCCCGCTGAAATACCAGCAGATCATTAGCCTCATTTGCACTTAGTTTTGTCTTCATAAAAGCTCCTAGAATGGTATATCTTCATCATCAATTAACGGCGCAGCTGCTGCCTGTTTAGCTGGCTTCGATGTCGCTGCTGCCTGGTCTGCTGCCATTGCTTCAAGTCCACCTGGCTTAGGTGTTTGCACGGGCGCGGGCTTGCCTTTCTTCATAGCGGCTGCAACCTCAAAACATGGACGCACCTGGTCCTTGTCAGCCTCATCACAACCAGAGATACGCCACTGGATAAAGCGCGGTAGCTCTTCATAAACATCACAAGCAGCCTTGCTGCCCTCGCACTCTTCACCGGAGAATTCTTTGCAGTATTCTTCCAGGTCAAATACTGACGTTGGGTTGGTTGTTGTTACTCTCTTTGCGCCATTGTCAGAGCAGAATATGCCATCGACCTTGGCGTTACCGTTACTGTTAAGGACCACGTTGATCTTACAGGTAACACCCAACAGCTTGGTTAGGTCGAATGCTTTGAGCTCTTCTTCAGAGAAGGGCTTGTTTCTCCATGCCTGGAGGTCACGACGTAAATTAGATCTCTCATTAAGTGACAAAGTATATCCGTGAAAGATAGAATACGGTCGGCCATCATTGAGGGTGAGCTCAGGGATCTCCCAGAAGATATAAATCTTATGCTTCTTGGATATCTCGCCTTTGTAATCTTCCTCAGCTGTTCCTGCATCGACTAATCGATAGCAGATAGCCTCGTAAGAGCCTGGGGGTACTGTCTCGAAGGATGATTCTCCTCCACTTCCTGCGCTTGCTGTGAGTGCCATTTGCAAATTCCTCTCGTTTAGGGTTGTTGTTTGTAATAGTTTGCACTATTCTACACATTCTAACGGAGGGATCAACCTAAAATGTCATTTATAGTCGGCGAGACAAACCAGAAAGATTACACAAGGCCCATAACGGGCAACTTTAGACAAGAATTTGAAGCGTTCTTGGCTGAGAATGGCCTCAGCTTAGACCAGAAGAAGGGCCTGCTAGTTGATGGCAGCATTGGTAGAGCATATATGGATGTCGATGGTAAGCATAAGCTTACCGGCTGGTATCAATTCTGGGCAGACCAGACCATTCCCTTTGGTCGCTGCGGTGACTACCGAATCGATAGTGCCAACCCAACATCTACCTGGCGACCTAATAACAGTGGTAACTATAAGATGACTGATGAGCAGCGGGAAGAGATTAAGCTGCTGCAGGATGAGGCCCAGGCTAAGAAGGAAGAGCGCAACAACAGAGCTGCGAAGCGCAGTCAAAATATCTGGGAGGCTGCTGCTGCCTGTACAGAGCATCCATACCTAACCAAAAAGAATGTAGAGAGTCACGGTCTGAAGCAGCATGCTGATGGTCGGATGATGGTTCCGCTCTTGGACCAGGCGCTCACAATCGTTGGACTGCAGTATATCGACGACGACGGGGGCAAGATGTTCCTGACGGGTTCCAAGAAGAAGGCGAGCTTTTTCATCTTGGGCCAGGACCTATTGAAAGATGCACACACTATTAACTACTGCGAGGGGTATGCCACTGCTGCCAGTTACTACCAGGATATGAAGCAGCCGGTGGTAGTGAGCTTTGATGCGTACAACTTAGCGCCGGTTGCCGAGGTTATATTCGGACATTTTGCCCAGGCTAAGCATGTCATCATAGCTGACTTTGATGACAATGCGACTGGCGAGAGGGAAGCAATTAAGGCTGCCCAGGTAATAAAAGCTGGGGGTGGCCAGGCTGAGGTGTTAATGCCGCAGTCCAAGGGTGATTACAATGACCATAAGGAGGCGATGGTTGGCGAGATAATGCCCTCGCTCCAAGAGGTAGTTATCCCGGCGGAGTTTGATTTTGAGCGCAACAGCAATGGGCGATACCTACACACCAAAGATAATCACCGCGGTGTCCTGGTTACTAATCAGATAGAGGTTGATTACAACGTCATCAAGAAGGCGATTGAGATTGAGATCCCACACCAGAAGTTTATCGCTGACCTGAAAGATGACTCGGCGATCATTGAGATAGAGGACCGGTGTATCAAGATGGGGATACCGCATGAGAGGGTACGGTTTAACCTCAAGCTATTGGCCAGGGAGTACAACCCAGTTAAGGAATGGATGGAGAGCGAGCCCTGGGATGGTAAGGCCAGGCTGCAGATGTTCCTGGATACTATCAAGAGTCCGAATGATGAGCTCAAAGAGATGCTGATGAAGAAGTGGCTGCTGGGTTGTGTGGCTGCAGCGTGCGAGGAGGGCGGAGCTAATTTGGAGGGTATCCTGGTATTCCAGGGTGCTCAGGCCGTTGGTAAGACGCAGTGGTTTAATAGCCTGGCACCGAATAAGGACTGGCTGCTGGAGGGTGCAACACTCAACCCCCAGGATAAGGACAGTGTAAAGCAGTGTGTTAGCCATTGGATCTGTGAGCTCGGAGAGCTGGGCAGTACGTTTAAGCGTGCGGATATTGACCAGCTGAAGGCGTTCTTAACCAAGAGAAGCGATGAGCTGCGGCTACCGTATGACCGAGCATTTAGTAATTACCAGCGGCGCACAGCATTCTATGCCAGTGTTAATGAGAAGGAATTCCTTATTGATACCAGCGGCAACAGACGGTTCTGGGTTGTACCGGTGACTGAGATAGACTGGCGGCATGGTCTAAACATGCAGCAGGTGTGGGCCGAGATCAAAGAGACGATGTATGAGTCCAAAGATAGGTCCTGGTTTCTTACCAGTGAAGAGCGCGTCATGCTGCAGGATAGTAATGAGTTCTTTAGAACACAGAGTGCGGTCGAAGACCTGCTGCTACAATACATACGGTTTAAGAGTGCAGACACTAAGCCTGTGCAGATGACCCACCTACTCAGAGACATGGGGATCAATAATCCAAGGATGGCGGACTTCAAGGACGCTGCACGGGTACTTGCTGATCGCGGTGTAGAACCAAGGTATAGTAATGGCAAGAAGATATACGACCTGGACTATGACTCAGTCATCAAGGCGGACGACAACTTTCCACCCCCACCGAAGTGGGAAGCGTGAGGGTGAGGTAGGGTGATGAGGGTGGCATATCGTCGATATCGTGTCGATGTGCAAAGTTGGTATAAGTGGACACGATAATGTATAGGATGTTGCACATTGAAGGTAGCTATACCCTGTACACTGTTAGGACATGATGTAAGTTATTGATATTAAAGCTAATTTATAATAGGTAGGGTAGGGTATAGTCTTTAAGGTAGAGTAGTTTTATATAAGTATAAACAGTATATATATATAGTTTATATAGTGTTATATAGCCTTAGTATAGGACACCTACCATACCCTACACTGTACACTGGAGAAGATGATGGAAGACTTTATTTACGACGAAAATCAAGAGTATTTGGATAATTACAGACGGTGGCGAATCGTCAACGGTGACGAGCGAGAAGCGTATGGGGACAGACCGATGGGCAATGGTGAGGCCGAACGGATGTTCGCAAAACAGGTGGGGGATCTATGGCTGAAGACAAAAAGCTAGGCAGACCCAGGAAGGAGAAGCCTAAGCTCGCCAACGCACCCATACAGTTTGTAGCTGATGAGGAGCTGGGCATCACCGATATGCAAGCAGGATTTGTATGGCACTACACCGAAGGTGCATGCGGACAGACTGAGGCAGCTCGACGAGCAGGCTTTAGCTTTCCTGCTAACGCTGCATCAAAGCTACTCAACGGCAGAGACCATCCGAAGGTGACAAAGGCAGTACGCATTGCCCAGGAAGAGCTGCGAGAGAAGTATGCCATTACACCAGAGAAGACCGGTGCAATGCTATGGAACATAGCCGAGACATCATTCGACCAGGGCAACTACAACGCTGCAGTGAGTGCAGTGAAGGAGCTCAACAGCCTGGCTGGATTGTCAATACAACGTAGCCAAAACCTTAACATCAACGCTAACCTGGAGCGCATGACCAAGGAGGATATCAAGGAGCGATTGAACGATTTGCTGGGCATCAAGGGAGAGTACAGCACTAAGGACCTGTGAGGTTATGGGTTGATTATTTTTGGTTCAGTAAACAACGTATGGCCCTCCGCCCGCCCAGAGCCCAGGATTCCTCAAAAAAGTTATAAAAAAGGGTTTTCTTATAGTTTTCAGTGCTATAGGGCAGATTTTCCTAGGGTTTCGGCAGCTTATGTTTAAACCCCTGTGAGCACGGGGGTCACGTTATAGCCTGATATGCCTGTATACTGGGCTGCAGGGCAGAAAAATTGGACCCCTATGGACCTGGGATTTAGAAACGAGATATGGCTATTGATTTTTTCCCTGCACCCCCAGGTTTAGGCCGCCGGTGAGCGGCGCTATAGTTATAGGGTTTCGTACATTCAATACCCAAAAATCCATATGAGATAATGCCAGGCCCATCTCATTTTAATGTGCAACTTTTTGCACAGATAAAGTGCCTGGGGGGGTAAAATTTTTTTCAATTTTTTAAACTAAAGGAAATGACTGATGGCTGATTCACGGAATAAGGGAGCAGCTTTCGAGCGCGACCTGGTAAAGCGTCTAAATACTTTTTTTGCTGATAATGACTTTGATATACAATGTAAGCGTAACCTGGACCAATATCAGACGGCTGGCATGTGTGATATTGAGATACCTGGCCATGCTATTGAGGCCAAGGCGTATAAGTCGGGCTGGTGGTACTCACCGTCCTGGTGGGTTCAGGTCTGTGAAGCGTGCGGTGATCGTGTTCCGGTGTTAATATATAAATTCAACAATAAGGCTATACGGGTTTGCGTGCCTATTTACGCCGTCAATCCAGCCTGGGAGCGCGACAACGCGCAGACCGTGGTAATGACGTTGGACCAGTGGTTCATATTTCTGCAGCGATATTTAGAGGAGAGTCAAGATGAAGGGCGTTAATCATTATAAGAAGGATGGCAGCGAGCATACGGGCACTAAGCATAAGATGGCTGATGGTACGTTGCATTCGGGCAAGAC